ACCGCATTAATTATCTCTTTCATTGTTGCCTAATAATTCGATGCTTGTGACGTTCATTTTTAACTTAGGCTTGTTTTCCCAAACGTCAGCAGCACACTGCCCTTCGACATATATTTTTTTGCCTTTGTTGATAAACTCAGCCACTCTAACTGATTGGTCAGCATTACGCCAGTAAGCGCACTCAACCCATTGTGTAAAGTCTTTTCTTATTTGTACTGCTACTGAGAAATTGATTACATTTTTTTCTCCAACTTGGTTTACTGTGGCATCTTGGCCAACGTTCCCGATTATTAATGTTTTATACATGATGTTGCAATATTACAACAAATGTCTTAGATTTGCAACATGGATTATCATAAAGACATAACGAAAGTTAGTAAGTCAGGGCTTGATTTAATAAATAAATCGCCTTTGCATTACTGGAATCGCTACTTAAACCCTAAGAGCGTTGAAAAGAAAACCACCGCATTAACTGTTGGTGGAGCATTTCATTGTCGTATTTTAGAACCCGGTGAATGGGGTAAGCGTTATGCTATCGCACCATCTGCTGATCGCAGAACCAAAGATGGTAAAGAAATATGGACACGGTTTCAAGAGAATCATAAAGATTACGAGATAATTACTCGTGATGAAGATTATATGATTGAGCGCATGACCGATTCTATTTGGGCGCATAATCAAGCATCACTTATTTTAAAGAAACTAACTATTACTGAGCAAGTATTTACTCATGATGATTTAAAATGTAAGCCAGATGGCATTACATCGCTTAATATTGTAATAGATTTAAAAACAACCGATGATGCATCACCATATGCGTTTGGGCGTTCTGCTGCTAAATACCGCTACGACGTGCAGGCTGCATTATATACGGATGTATTAGAGGCAAACGGGCATACTGTGGAAGGATTTGTATTTATAGCAGTTGAAAAAAATCCTCCATATGCTGTAGCAGTATACGTTATTGAAGATGAGGATATTGCGCGTGGCCGTGAAAAATACTTAGAAAATCTAAAGACTTGGAGAGAATGCAAGGCAACCAATAAATGGCCTGGCTATACAATGGGGAAATTAATGTTACCTAATTATGGAAAATAATACAGAAAAATTTGAATTAGTGCAGCGCCAAGCTAAGGCGTTGAGTTTATCAACGATGATTCCGAAGGATTATCAGAACAACATCCCTAACACGCTTGTAGCGCTTGAAATGGCACAGCGCTTAGGGGCATCGCCATTAATGGTTATGCAGAACCTCCACATAATACACGGCCGCCCATCATGGAGCAGTACGTTTATTATTGCAGCCCTAAACAGTTGCGGTAGATTTACGGCATTAAGATTTGAGATGGAAGATGATAAGTGCAGAGCAGTAGCAACCGAACAAGCAACCGGTCACGATTTATACGGCCCATGGGTTACTATGGAAATGGCTAAATCTGAAGGTTGGCTGTCTAAAGCCGGATCTAAATGGAAAACAATGCCTGAGTTGATGCTTAGATATCGTTCAGCTGCATTTTTTGGACGTTTATACGCCCCAGAAATAATGATGGGAATGCACACTGAGTTTGAGGTTCAAGATATGCAACCAGTAAAAACTACTCGGATTGAAGAACTTCTAATGCCCACTGATCAAAATCCTCTAATCGGTTCATCCAACCACGACCAAAGTCACGAAATGACGGAAGACGTTTAATCCACTCTACACGCCACTTAAAGAGAGCCTTATAGATATCTATAGGGCTTTCGTCTTTTATAAGCTCATTTAACGCGTAAATAGTCTTTTTGCCGACTCTACCATCAACCTCAATCGTCTGACCTTGCGCTACTAAAAACCGCTGCAATTGGAAACACGCGTTTGTACCGCTGCCCCAAGCCCAATCGGCCAATAACTCAGCGATTATTTGATTATTTATATTGGATCCTCCAACGATATCCCAATACCACTTGTAAACCATCACCCATTTATCCTTTGGCATTTCGTAGAAATCAGCTACTGATTCGTCACTACGGCCAAATATGGCAGCCCATGCAGGCCAAGTGATACCCATGTTGGTGTGAGTTCCTTTTGGATTAGGGAAATCAGGCGTTGATGGCACTGGGTTTTTAGATGCACTATCTTTTGGGTTGTGAGATAACCCACCCTCCCATTTTTTAATGTAATCGAAATTTACTTTTTTAAGATCAGCCATAATATAAAAGGAATAAATAACAGCCACCAATAACTACGTTTGTAGATAATTTTAGGCGGTACTGTTTTGGTTATAGTTAAATAGGTTGTATCGGGTTTCTGCTTGATGGTTGTCCTGATCACATCAAACTCACGAATTATTTGCACTTGAACGCTACCGGTATCGATAGTAATTGTGTCAATGCTATTGGTTGTATCTACTTGATAGTAATTAAACGTATCACGAACGGTAAACGTATCAATACGCACTGTTCCTGCGCAGTAAGCAGAGTCTTTCTTACAAGCCTTGTTATAATGCCATTCAGCACTACAACTACTTAGCAGTACTATCAATAGGAAAATACGCATCCAATAGTGAATCGTTTTTTATATGAATTTTATGCAATATAATCATTGCACTATCGTGTAGGGCCTCGCTATGCTCTATTTGTTCTTCAACACGTTCTTGAATAGAATCCGGTTGAGATGTTAAAGCCATTATTAAAGCCACAATTGATAAAGCTAATAAGTATTTCATATCTTGCCTAAATTTTTATAGATTTTGATTTCAGTAATTAAAGCACTGCAAAGAGAATCTTGAGTCTTTAGTGCCTTGCTTAGTTTGTCAAGTTTAGCCTCACATATTTGCAATCTGCTTTCACACCTTGCGTTAATCTCCTTACTTTGAGATTCAGCTCGATAATATAGTACACTCATTGCACTAAATGAGATAAGTAGCAACGCTTTTAATGGGTCGCTTTTAAACTGCTCAAAGGAGATAGGGAATTTCATTTATATTACTTCTATGTTCTCTGCACCATAAACCTCACCCAATTTTCCTACAACTGCATTAATCAATAAAGTTTCTGCACTTTCTGTCTTGTAGTTTCCTTCGGTTAGTTCGGCTTGGAATACGGGGTTGAAATCTGCCACACCTTGCAAGGGTTGTAATCCTTGTGTGTATGCACTTTCACTCGCATAGATAAATGTCGCAATTTGACTTGGGATTGAACCATCTTTTAAATCCTTTACTGAAGCATAGCCTTCCGCTATGGTTACTACTGAACCGCTTGGTATGCTGATACCGCTATTCAAATTAATTGTTGTGTTAATTTTTATGTACATAATTTTAGAATAAGTCGTTCCAAGATGTGCCGTTGTAGCAACATAATTTGTTTGTTGTAGAATCGTAAACAACCAATCCAGCCGCTGGTGAACTAATGGCGTTCTTTTCCGTTGTTGTCATTCGGGGAGGTAGGAAACCTTTGGTGGTTGATGAAACATCTAATTGGGCAGATGAATTTGGAGATGTTAAAGACGATGCAACACTTACTCCATTTATTGCTTGTAATTGAATTGTATTTGCACCCGTACTTCTTGAAGAACCAGCAAGTATTATTCTTGGGGAACTAGTATTGTCATAATCTGCTCCTATATCTAATTCACTGCCAGCATCGTCCGCAAATACTGAACCCCAACCTAATCGGAGTACTCTTGAAGATACTGTTGGGTGGTTTATAATAACATTACTGCGTAAATTTATATTTTGCCCATCGTCAACTTTCAGCATCTCCGTCCCCGAACTATTCTGAACCAACAAAGATGTAGTGGCAGAGGTTGAGCCACTACCTTTGATGTGAACTCTTGCAGTTGGTGTACTTTCTGCAACTCCTAACCTCTTATTAGTATTATCCCAAAATAGATTACTATCACTTGCAAAGGCACTACCATCACTAAATTGGATTGAACCAGCACCTCCGCTTGGATTTGCCGAAATGCTAATATCACCGCTTCCAAGTAACGATGTAGAATTTATGGTTTTGATATTTGTACCGCTTACAAGCGTTTCCTGTACCGATACATCACCACTACCCAACAAAGAGTTAGAGTTTATGGTTTTTATGTTCGTTCCTGAAACTAATGTATCTTGTTTGCCGCTAAATTGAGTTTGAATATTGTCGGTTACTCCGTTTAAATATTCAAATTCTGTATTGCTTACAATTCCAGTTGCTATTTTGTTAGCATTTATTCCAGTTGGTAAATCTATTTCATCTAAGGCATCACCAGATGTTACAAGTCCATTTGCATCAAATGTAATTTTTGGTGCAGATCCTGCGGTAATTGGAGAATTTTTATCGATTTTACCATCCAAAGCATTTTGTTGCGCAGAGCTAATTGGCTTGTTAGCATCACTTGTATTATCTACATTATTTAATTGCAACGCAACTTTTAGAGCGTTTGGTGTTACTTTCTTGGTTGTATTTGCTGAAACGTCAACAATGGGAAGAACGTCTACCGTATTTTCAACGGTAACAATTTCCGATAATTCACTAATTTTTTGATTAGCCATGTGGCGAATTTAAAACAGACTAATATTTGTATTGTTACAATTTAGCCGTGATATCTACCAACAGCGTAATACTGAATTCCATCGCTCATAATAGTCACCGATTCAAACGAGCTATTAAACGAGTACATTGGTAGAGTATCTATCGTG